TCACCGTTGACCAGCCGCGACTCCCTTTGTTGACGACGCCCCACTGCTTAATCATTCCCGTGTCACCGCAGCGCCACCAGCCGCCGCCGAGATTGGCGGTGTTGGTATTGACCGGCTGCCGGTTATTGGGGCTGAAAACGCGCTGCCCCATCTCATAAATCCCGCCACCTTCGGCGGAAATACTTCCCTGTGTCGCCAGGTCACCGGTGCCGGTAAATCTGACAAAGCCCGTTTGGACGGAATTCGCCTGATTAACGGTGCGGAAAAGAAAGCCACCCACGCCGCCGCCCCGGTTGTTCACAAAGTCGGATTCGCCCTGGCCGCCGCTTTCGTTCCAGCCTAAATAGGTCCCTTGCCCGTCACCAGGGTGCGGGATGGTTATCGCCCGGAGATAATTCGCCGTGACGCGACCGTTCACATCACCGCCCGCGCGGGGAAATGCGCCCACATTATCGGCATTCAGCCCGATATCCTGGGTGCCATCAAACGCTACACCGGCAATCTTGCGGGAGGTTGCGAGCTTGGTCGCGGCAACGGCGGTGCCGCCTGAAGGCAGTGCGCCGACGTTTGCCGCGCTGAGATTGATATCCTGCGTGCCATCAAACGCCACACCGGCAATCTTGCGGGCAGTGGCGAGTTTGGACGCCGCGACGGCCGTCCCGCCTGCCGGTAATGCGCCGACGTCTGCCGGTGTCGGTTTGTTCGCCTGGCAGTAAATTTCATTCCAGTTAGTCCAGGGACCATCGACGCCGTTCCATGCCCCCGACGCGCCACGGGTAAACTGTCGTCCGTTGTTGTTAAAGGCAATCTGCTGCGTCGCATTCGGTCCCCAGGTCACGAAAATCACGCCGACGAAACCGTTCATCGGGTAGCCTTTGTCCGTGGTCGCGGCGGCGGCACCGGGCACGCCGTAATGTCCGAACATGGCCGTACCGTGCAGCGCGTTTGGCGAGTCCGTCGCGGTTAGGTTCGTGCGGATTTTAAAAGCCGTCGCCACCTCATCCGCCAGCGCCTTTTCACTGGCGGCGCTTTGCGCAGCCGTCCACGCGCCCACGTCGTCGGCGGTGGGTTTGTTATTCGCGCTGTACGTCGGCACCCACTCTTTCCAGGGACCATCCACGCCGTTCCAGTCAGCGGACAACCCGCGATTCCAGATATTGCCGGTGAACGTAACGTACATCTGCTGGCACCCGTAGGCGCTCGGCGTGACGTACAGCGTGCCTGCGATGCCTTGCGGATAGTGCAACGCCGCCGTGGCGTTGGCATTTTTAGGCTGCGCGTACAGGGCGGCACTTCCGGCTCCGCTGGCAAAGCCCAGGGTATTAATATCCGTTGTTGTCAGGATGGCCGACGGCACCGTGACGGAATTCACCGCGCTGGCCTGGACCCAGTCACGCCAGGGTCCGTCCGTGCCATTCCAGGAAGCATTGAGCGCACGTGTCCACACCATGCCGGTGTTTTGCACGGTGTAACGCTGCAGCACGCCGCCCGTCCAGGACGCGGGGATAACCTCCAGCACGCCTGCCGCCTGTGAACCGGCCGGATAGCCATTAGCTACCGTGGCATTCGCGCCGGTGCTCTGCACGTAAACCCCGATTTTTGCCAGATTCAGCGTGTTGATATTCGCGGTGCCGAGCACGGCGGACGCGACAGGCAGCGCCCCCACGTCCGCCGCCGTCAGGGTAACGTCATCGCTCAGTGGTTTACTGTTCACCTTGCGGGTGGACGGTACGCGGGTGTTGGCATTGTCGTTGGCGGTCTTCACCGCTTTCGGCGTGGCCGCCAGCGCTTCGCTGGTACTGCTGACCGCGCTGCTGAGCTGGACAAAACCTTTTGCCGTCAGCGTGCCGTCGGGGTGGTTGCGGGATTTTTCATGTGCCGCCAGCAGGTCATTCACATACTGTTCGGTGGCGATAATCACCGAGTCGTCAATCAGCAGGCTGATAGCCTCGGTGTTACTGACGGCAATCACCATCCGCAACGTTTGCGTGCGGCCGGAACCTTCCGCCAGGGTAGGCTTGTAAGTGTCCGCCATGTTACAGACGGCAATCAGCGTGCCGTCGTCAGCAAACAGCCCCATTTCACGCATCCAGAAACCGCCGACGCTCGCAGAAATCACGGCCTCGGCAATCACCCAGTTGCCGTGCGACGGGTCAAGCTTTAAGGAATTGAGCGGCGTGCGGTACACCTCTTTAACCAGTTTGGTCTGGGTGGCAACCGGCGTGGTCGCCTTGCCGTTGCCGTCACCGACGGCAAGCTGCGTGATGTTGATGTCAGTCCCCGCCGCAATGGCCGCCGCAATGCGCGCCTGGCCGAGCGTGGTGACAACGGATTTAAATGTGCTCATATCGTCCTCTTATGCGGGGTAAACGGTCAGCAATTCGCCCAGGTAGTGCGCCGCGCCGGTGTAAACGTCGCCTTTGATATCCTGGGTGATGGTCAGGCCAATCAGATGGCGGCTGGCCGGTTTGGCGTCGGCAATCAGCCGCTCCATCTCCAAATACATGTCTTCGGTGATGCCGGTTTCCAGCACGCCAATATCCAGGCGAAACGTCCCAGGCTTGTCATTCGTCTCCCACCACTCGGTCACGTTAATCAGGTAGCCGAGCGGCTCCACCACGCGCCGGATGGCACCAATGGTTCCCTTATGGCAGTGAATGAACCAGGCCGACTGAATGACGCGGCGCTTGGTATAGAGCGGCCAGTTTTCATCCCAGCGGTCAACCGACAGCGCCCACGCCAGGTAAGGCAAAAACCTGGCCGGACAGGTCAGCGGATCCCAAAGCTGCCGCAGCGGCACCGGCACGTTTTCAAGCGCGGCGCAGGCCTCGGCGGCGGCCACCTCCAGCGCCGAAGAACCGACGGGCAGCAGGCGATCACTCATCGTAGCCGCCCACTTTCAGGGTGTACGCGGTGCAGAATGACGCCTGCGTTTTATCCAGCTCGATGTCAGCGGCGGGACTTTTCAGCGCCACCCGCTGCACGCCTTCAACGTGCAGTGCGGCATAAATGGCGGACAGCCGGATGTCGCGGCCTAACCGGTGCTGCGCGGTGGTGTAGGCGATAAGTTTGGCTTCGGCGGCTTCGCGAATGGGTTCGGCTTCGGGACCAGGGAACAGATACAGCACGGCGTCAATGGTGTAATTGACCACGGTGGCAGACTGGACGGTCACGCGGTCAGCCACGGGGCGGACGTTCTCGTCATTGAGCGCGGCCTGAACTTTCGCCAGCAGGTCGGCGGGGGCGGTGCCGTTGCCGGTCTGTGCCAGCACGGAAATTGTCACGCAGGCGGGCGACGGACTGATCACCGAAATGTCCGCCACCCGCCCGTCAGCCGAGCGCCCGTGATACTCATAAGAGCCAACCGGACCGGCGACGCTCAGCCCTTCAAACGCCTGCTGCGCACGGACACGCAAATCCGCATCGCTTTCCATGACTGCCGCCACGGCGGGCACGCTGACCGTATCCGCAGGCGTGATCGTCAGGCGCTCCACGCTGAACGTGGCGGCGATATTGTCCAGGTCTGTACCGGTGGCATAAGCCAGCATCACCGCCTGCGCCGCCTCGTTAACCCGCTGACGCAGGATCACTTCGCGGTAGGCGTTCTCCTCCAGCAGCTTCACCATCGGCTCAGACTCCAGGGTCAGCGTGCGGGCGATGGCGGCCTGCTGGTCTTCGGGATACAGCGATACCAGCGTGGCTTTGCGCTCCGCCAGCAGAGTTTCGTAATCCAGCACTTCCACCACGTCGGGGGCGGGTAACTGGCTGAGATCAATCGTTGCCATAAATTATTCAGCTCACGGGAAGGGTTAAGGAAATGGCGGCGGACGTGTCTTTGCGGGTGCCGGTGAGTTCAACCACCGCTTTCCCGTCAAACGTCGTTTCAAAGGTGATGCCGGTCAGGCTGACGCGCGGCTCCCATTTCAGGATCGCGCTGTAGCAAGCCGCCATGATTTGCAGGCGCAGCGCCGCATTCTGCGGGCGGTCAGTCAACTCAGACAGCAGTGAACCATAGTCACGGCGCATGACGCGGGAACCGACGGGCGTGCGCAAAATGTCGCTGACCGACTGTTGAATATGCGCCAGGTCTTCGACGCTGCGCCCCGTGTCGCGAGCCAGACCGATGTATTTCGCGTTAGTCATTTTTGAACAATAAATAGAGGCCAATACCACCCACCAACCACCAGCCAGGCGTCCCGTTTGCCAGCATGACGCCCGCTGTCGTTGCAGCGAAAACAGACAGAAAAACCTTTAGATTCTTACTCATACAATCCTCTTTATGTTGTCGGTGCGCCGGTACTGCCGCCGCCCGTCTGGACGCCGCCGTGTTTATGGGTATGCACAACAACCCCGTTTGACGTCAGGTTGCCGCCGGAATGGGTGAGGTTGCCGGTCATCGTGCCGCCTTGTTTCACCTCCAGACTGCCCGTGGTGAGCTTTTTGGTGCAGACCACCTCCGGCGTGTCGAGCGTGATGCGGGTTGATGCCGTGCAGGTAATTAGCGGGGCGGTGACTGCAACCTTATCGGCAGCGTTCACCGTGGCAGACTTGATGCCGGTTGCCAGCAGCGCGCCGGTTTTGGGTTCGTATTCGATCACCGCGCCGTCAGGAAACGTGACGTGCATGGCATCGGCTGACGCCGACGGTGCCGGAAATTCATCAGAGAAAACTCCCGGCATCACAAAGG